GTCACGAGCCGGTCCCCGCGATCCACTTGAGCGTGGCGGCCTGGGCGCAGTAGCCGGCGAAGTACGTCGCGCCGACGGGCACCGTGAACGGCTCGGCAGTCCCCGGCATCACCTCGATCAGCGAGGATGCGCCCGCCACGACAGACGAGGCGCCGAACTCGATCGTGATCGGCGCGCTGAAGCTGTTGCCGAACCGGATCACGGTGCCGGCCGCCACCGCCTGCGCCGCACTGCTGACTCCCGCGGCCAGTGTGATCGCCGAGCCCGTGGCCAGCGTCGGCTGGAACGTGCGCACGCGCAGCGTGCTGTCGGTGTCCTGGGTGACGGACAGGCTTGCTGCCGAGGTCTTGGCGCCCAGGCTGGCGGGAAGCTGATTGGTGATCGTGTTGAGGATCCCGCTGATGCGCTTCACGAAGGCGATCAGCGAGAAAGCGCCGGAGTTTGTAGGCGCCGATGCATCCGCCTGCGCCCCCATCGCCGCATTGAGCTCCGCCAGCGTCGCCTGCGAGGCTGCGCCAGCTGCGGGGAGCCGATCCCGGATCTCAGTCTCACGCGCAATCTGCGTGACCTGATTCGCCGCCGTGCTGTCGGCCGTGCCGCCACCACCGCCACCGCCCCCACCACCGGCCAGCATCGCCGGCGTGAGCGGGATCCATTTGTTCGTCGCCGGATCGGCGCAGACGTAGAGTTCCATCGTGCTTTGCTCTTGTGGCGTTAGTCGTCCGACGACGACGACGATCCAGCCGCGTCGCTCACCGCGTCCGCAGCGCTGGTGCTGGCGCTGGCGCCTAATCCGGCGGCAGCGTCGTGCTCCCGCTCGCAGGCTCGGCCGGCGGCGTGGGCTGCGTCCAGCGCTCGGCTTGTCTCATCCGCTCGGCCGTCAGCCCAGCTGAGCACGTCGGTACACACCAGGGCGGCAACGGTCGCTGGCGCGCATGTGGGCTCAGGGGCAGCGGCCGCACGGTCACGATGAGCGGGGGGCGCGGCTGCGGCGCGGGCGGCGTGCTGCAGCCGCTCACGGCTGCGGGCAGCAGCCACAGCGTCAGCCGCAGCGCGGCGGTCGTGGGTCTCGGCATCACGGGCGGTCTCCTCTCGGGCGGCCAGCTGCGGGGCCTGGGCCGCCTCGGCCTGGCGCAGCTGCTGGGCGCGGTCAGTGGCCTGGTCGGCTGCGCACTGCGCGGCCTGCTGCGCGGCCGACACCGCAGCGCGCGATGTCGTCGCCAGGCGGTACAGGGTGGCGGCCAGCGCCACCAGCAGGCCCAGGGCCAGTACAGCGATCAGGGTGGATTTCATGGCCGCCAGCATCGCTGCACACCCCTCAGGTGGCGAGTAAAGCGTTTTGGTGTGCGCCGTCGCGCGCGCGCGGCACAGTGCCCGGACATGACGCCGACCACCCCCCCGACAGCCGCCGCCGCCGCCGATGCCCGGCATGGAGCTCATCATCATGGATAGACGCACCGCACTGGTGTCGCTGGTGCTGTCGGCCAGCGGCCTGGTCTACATCGCCCAGCGCGAGGGCTACAGCGACCGGGCCTATGCGGATCCGGTGCATGGCACGGCCGTGCCCACGGTCGGATTCGGCACCGCGCAGGGTGTGCGGATGGGCGACACCACCACGCCGGTGCGGGCGCTGATCCGCCTGCAGGCCGACGCCGCCGAGAAAGAGCGGGCGCTGCGCCGCTGCCTGGCCGTGCCGATGCTGCAGCGGGAGTGGGACGCCATCGTCGGCCTGGCCTACAACGTCGGCGCCGCGGCCGTGTGCAGCAATGGGGACCGCACCGGCCCCAGCACCATCGCCCGCCGGCTGGCCGCAGGCGACTACACCGGGGCGTGCGAGGCCATCCTGCTGTACGACCGCGCCGGCCCGGTGCGCCGGCCCGAGGACCGCTGCAGCCATCCGGACAACCGGTCGTGCCGCGGCGTGTGGGTCGACCGTCAGCGCCTGCGCGCGATGTGCCTGGGCGAGGGCTGAGCGATGGTGCTGGAGCTGACGCTGGGCAACGTCGTGACGCTGCTGATCGCCGTCGTCGGCGCCATCTGGGCGCTGATCAAGGTCTTGGGCGTGCAGGCCGAGAAGCGGCTCGACGAGCGGTTCGCCACGCTGGGCAAGGCGCTCACCGACATCACCGCGATCCAGGACCGGAACGCAGCCTCGGTGCTGGAGCTGGAGCGCGAGTTCAGGCGGCACCAGGCGGAGGCCGCCCGCGACTTCGTGCGCCGCGACGACTTCGTCAGGCACATCGGCGTGATCGAGGTGCGGATCGACAGCTTTGCGCTGCGCATGGAGCGCGCGCTGGACAACCTGGCCGCCACGGCCCGCAACGGAGGAGCGAGCAATGCGTGAACTGATGAGCAAGGCCCGCCGCGAGGCCCTGCGCTGGCACCTGCTGGCCGCGATCGACCTGAGCAGGCCAGCCGGCATCTACGCCGAGGCGCTGCTGCCCATCGTGCAGGCCGCCTACCCCGACGCCACACACCAAGAGGTGCGGCGCGAGCTGGACTACCTCGAGGCCCGCGTGCTGGTGACGATCACCAAGGATCCGCTCGACCGCTGGGCCGTCGACCTGACCCGCCACGGCATCGACCTGGTCGAGTACACGAGCGACGCCCAGCCGGGCATCGCCCGGCCCACCATCACCCGCGCCTGACGCCGGGCCTCAGGAGTAGACGACATGGCCCCGAGGAGCAAGGTGCTGCTGCTGACGCCGCAGCTCAAGGAGTGGCTCGACGACGAGATGGTGCGTCGCGGCTTCTCGGACTACGAGCAGCTGGCCAAGGATCTGAAGCAGCGCGGCGCCGAGGTGAGCAAGAGCGCGCTGCACCGCTACGGATCCAGCTTCGAGAAGCGGATGGCACAGCTGAAGTCGTCGGTGGAGCAGGCACGCGCGCTGGTCGAAGCTGCGCCCGACGATGCCGATGCCCTCGGCGGCGCCGTGCTGCGGATGACGCAGGAGAAGGTGCTCACCCTGCTGATGGAACTCGACATCGACCCCGAGACGGTCGACGTGAACAAGCTGCTGAAGAACGCGGCCGAGATCACGCGGGCCAGTGCCGCGCACAAGAAATTCAGCCTGGAGGCACGGGCCGCGCTGAAGGAGGAGGCCCGCCGCGAGCTGGTCGAGCAGCAGCGCGCGCAGCTGGAGGCGATGCCCAACAAGGGCGGCGTGACGGCCGAGACCAAAGCCGCGATCCGCGAAGCGCTGGGGATCGTGTGATGGCTGCAGCCAAGGGCCGTGCCCGCATCCTGCCGCCCGACCCGGGTGCCGTCTTCCTCCCCTTCCAGTCGAGGTGGATCAAGGACCAGTCGCGCATCAAGATCATGGAGAAGAGCCGGCAGATCGGCATCAGCTGGTCGACGGCCTACGCTGCCGACGAGCGCGCTGCCGCCCAGGATGCGCGGCACGACGAGTGGGTGAGCAGCCGCGACGACATCCAGGCCCGGCTGTTCATTGAGGACTGCAAGCTGTGGTCGGGCGTGATGCACATGGCCGCGCGCGACCTGGGCGAGGTGGTGATCGACGCTGACAAGAAGCTCAGCGCCTACGTGCTGCAGTTCGCCTCGGGCAAGCGCATCCACAGCATGTCCAGCAACCCCGATGCGCAGGCCGGCAAGCGCGGCTCGCGCATCCTGGACGAGTTCGCGCTGCACGCTGACCAGCGCAAGCTGTGGGCCATCGCCTACCCGGGCATCACCTGGGGCGGCACGATGGAGATCGTCTCCACGCACCGGGGCAGCAACTCGTTCTTCCATGGCCTGATCCGCGAGGTGCGCGAGAAGGGCAACCCCAAGCGCATCAGCTTGCACCGGGTCACGCTGCAGGACGCGCTGGAACAGGGCTTCTTGTGGAAGCTGCAGCAGAGCCTGCCGGCGGATGCCGAGCAGCAGGCCATGACCGAGGCGGAGTACTTCGACTGGGTGCGGGCCGGCGCGGCCGACGCCGAGAGCTTCGACCAGGAATACATGTGCATCCCGGCCGACGACGATGCCAAGTTCCTGGAGTACGGGCTGATCACCGGCTGCGAGTACTCGGCCGGCACGGCCTGGCAGCGCAGCCTGACCGAGCCGGTGGTGGGCCGGCTGTACTGCGGCGTGGACATCGGCCGCAAGCGCGACCTGACCGTGCTGTGGGTGGTCGAGAAGCTGGGCGACGTGCTCTACACGCGGCACGTCGAGGTGATGGAGCGCATGCGCAAGAGCGAGCAGGAGAAGATCCTGTGGCCCTGGTTCGAGCGCTGCGACCGCATCTGCATTGACGCCACCGGCCTGGGCATCGGCTGGGCCGATGACGCGCAGGACAAGTTCGGCGAGCACCGCGTGGAGGCCGTCAATTTCACCGCCCAGGTGAAGGAGGCGCTGGCCTACCCGGTGAAGGGCGCGATGGAGGACCGCACGCTGCGCATCCCCGAGGACCCGACCATCCGCGCCGACCTGCGCAAGGTGCAGAAGGTGACCACCGCGGCAGGCAACGTGCGCTTCGTGGCCGAGGCCACGGCCGATGGCCACGCGGACCGCTTCTGGGCCCTGGCGCTGGCCTTGCACGCGACATCGGCGGCCTCGGGCCCGGTGCATGTCGCCAGCCGCCCGCGCACGGCCCGCCTGGCCGACATGACCGGATACGACGAATGACCAAGCACGGCCTCTACATCAGCCCCACGGAGTGGGTGTCCTTCGCCGAGGCGCAGCGCGCGCCCTCGCTGAGCGAGGAGATCGCGACCCGGACGCGGTCGATGGACCTGGCTGGCTTCGGCGCGATGCTGCCGAACCCCGACCCGATCCTGAAGCGCCAGGGCAAGGACGTGAAGGTCTACCGCGACCTGCGCAGCGATGCGCACGTGGGCGGCTGCATCCGCCGACGCAAGGCGGCCGTGAAGGCGCTGGAGCTGCGCGTGGTGGCCGGCCGGGCCGGCGCGCGTGCCACGCGCCGCGCCGAGGATGCGCTGGGCCGCCTGGACATGGACCGCGTGATGAACGAGGTGCTGGACGCGGTGTTG